CCACAGATCTTCCAGATCATTAAAGGTGCATTAATGGATCCTGAGTTAGAAGAACTGCCAACAGACTATATGCGTGGCGTTGACTTTAGAATTAAGAAAACTTCTAAAGGTGGCTATGCAGACTATTCTACATCAAACTGGTCACGTAAAGAACGTGCATTAGAAGATGTTGAAAAGGCAGCTATTGATACACACGGGTTGTTTAACATGTCAGATTTCCTTCCAAAGAAACCAGGCGAAGTTGAACTGAAGGTAATGAAAGAGATGTTTGAAGCGTCAGTAGACGGTGAAGCATACGATATGGATCGTTGGGGTCAATACTTTAAGCCAGCTGGCATGAGTCAGAACACTGGTGATCCTAACAAAAAATATACACCACCTACAGCATCAACACCTGCGCCAGCGGCGGCACCTGCTCCAGTAGCAGCGGCAGCACCTGCTCCAACACCAACACCAGAGGCAGCACCTGCAACAGCAGAAGCGGCACCTGCAGATGACGGTGCTAATAGAGCGCAAGATATTCTTGCAATGATTAGAAGCAGAAACGGCAACAGCTAATTTAATACGTGCGGGATATTTACATTCGACTATCCCGCACTATTACTTTAATCTAACGAGAGGAAATATATATGGCGAAAGCATTTGACGTAAGTAAATTTAGAAAGACAATTACTAAGAGCATTTCTGGTCTTGGCATTGGCTTTAACGACCCAACTGATTGGGTTAGCACAGGCAACTTTGCACTGAACTATCTTGTTAGTGGAGACTTTAATAAAGGAGTTCCGCTAGGTAAAGTAACAGTGTTTGCCGGAGAATCGGGTAGTGGTAAGAGTTATTTTTGTTCAGCAAACATTGTAAAGTCTGCTCAAGAACAAGGTATCTTTGTAGTACTAATTGATTCAGAAAACGCACTTGACGAAGCATGGTTACATGCATTAGGTGTAGACACTTCAGAAGAAGCACTTCTTAAACTAAACATGTCCATGATTGATGATGTTGCTAAAACAGTATCTGAGTTCATGAAAGAATACAAAGAAATGCCAGAAGAAGAACGTCCTAAAGTGTTAATTGTAATTGATAGCTTAGGTATGTTACTAACACCTACTGATGTTGATCAATTTCAAGCTGGTAATATGAAAGGTGATATGGGTCGTAAGCCTAAGGCATTGACTTCACTTGTTCGTAACACCGTTAACATGATTGGTAGTTACAATGTAGGTATGGTGTGTACTAACCACACTTATGCATCACAAGACATGTTTGACCCTGATGATAAGATCAGTGGCGGACAAGGGTTTGTATATGCATCTAGTATTGTAGTTGCTATGAAGAAACTTAAACTTAAAGAAGACGAAGACGGAAATAAAACTACTACTGTACAAGGTATTAGAGCAGCGTGTAAAGTAATGAAAACACGTTACGCAAAACCGTTTGAAAGTGTTCAAGTTAAGATTCCGTATGAAACAGGTATGAATCCTTATTCAGGACTTGTTGAGTTGTTTGAAGCAAAAGGTCTTCTTAAGAAATCAGGTAATAGACTTGAGTATACTAGCCCACTAACAGGCGAAGTTATGCTAGAGTATCGTAAGCAATGGGTTGGAGAAAAACTTGATGTGGTTATGAATGATATTATAAATACACCTGTACAGGTTGAACCAATTGTAGATAACGTTGAGTTTGAGCTGGAAGAACAACCAACTGAATAATGGAGATTATAGCTTATGGGATCTGACCTAATTGCTGATATTTGGAACGCTGTATCAGAACATATACCTGATAAAGATAAACAGGAAGTAGCAAAAACTTTTATTACTACTCTTGTAGATCATGGAGTATCTGAAGTTACTATCAACGAGCTTTTTGGCGTTGATACATTTTTAGATACTGCTATCGAGTATGCCACTGACGAAGACGACAGTGAAGCATATGATGAAGATGTTGAAGATGCAGTTTGGGATGACGAGGATTAAATGAATTGGTACGATAGAGTTTCTAAAGATATTTCGAACATTCCTGCCGCAGTGCAGTACTATGAGGGTGAAATTCTTTTAGCAAAAAAAGAAACAAACGTTCATGGTAGTATTGAACAGGCGGCAGCTAGAATGCCAGGCATTGTAGAAACTAGATTCGGCCAATTACAAGAGATCGAAGCAATACTCGAATACTTAAATATCGAACTTCGCCGTTTACGAAGTCAACATTTTAGAAAATATGTTGAAAACTATCAGCGTCAACTTAGCTCACGAGATGCTGATAAATTTGTAGACGGCGAAGCCGATGTTGTTGATTTTGAGAAAATTATCAACGATTTTGCACTATTACGCAATAAGTGGCTAGGCATTATTAAAGGCTTAGACATTAAACAATGGCAACTTTCAAACATTGTTAAGCTCAGAACAGCTGGGCTAGATGACGCATCCATATAATTTTACTGAGATAAACTGCGCATATAAATACTAGTATGAAAAGAATCGTACTAGTCACAGGCGGATTTGATCCGCTACACTCCGGGCATATTGCCTATTTCAAAGCAGCTAAAGAACTTGGAAACGAGTTATGGGTTGGCGTTAACAGCGACGAGTGGTTAACGAACAAAAAGGGTATGCCGTTTATGCCCGTCCAAGAAAGAATTGCTATTATTAAAGAACTTGCTGTAGTAGACAATGTTATTACATTTAAAGATGATGAGGAAGGATCTGCATGTGGTGCGATAGACGTAGCACTTAGAACATCTGAAACAATGCATGACAGAATAGTGTTTGCTAATGGCGGCGACAGAGGTGAAGGCAATTCACCAGAAGTAGAAAAATTTTCCAACAACGATAGAGTAGAATTTGAATTTGGCGTTGGTGGGACAGACAAAAAGAATTCAAGCAGTTGGATTTTAGGAGAATGGAAAACACCTAAAACAACACGCAAATGGGGTTGGTATAGAGTACTAGATCATCAACCAGAAAATAATTTTAAAATTAAAGAACTAGTAATTGAGCCAGGTGCATCTCTTTCTGATCAAAGACATTTTAAAAGATCAGAACATTGGTATGTACTAAAAGGCAAAGTTAAAATAGATACTCAATGGAATGACATTAGTAATAGTGTAGAACTTTTACCCTTGCAACGAGGGTATGATATTGCAGTAGGCACTTGGCACAAAGCAAGTAACCCCACAAACGAATTAACACATATACTAGAAGTTCAATATGGTGAATCTTGTATCGAAGAGGATATTGAAAGACGTGACTGATTGGATCTTCATAAGCAAGGGAAATAAAGATCCCTACATCAATCGTTTTGCTAGAGGTTGCAATTCAAGTGTGGTAGATTCTAATACCTTTGATTATGACGACTCGGAAAATCCAATTGTGCTACGTGGTATCTTAAAAAAGAAATGGATGCATCGTTGTATGGAAGATGCTAGAGACTTTTACTATATGGACACTGGATATTTTGGTAATGAAATTACTAAAAGCAATCCTAATGGTTGGAAGTTTTGGCATAGAATTGTTAAAAACAATTTGCAACACAACAAAATTATTGAACGCCCATCGGCAAGATTTGAAGGATTTGGCAAGAAGTTTGTACCGTGGAATAAAAAAGGAAAGAAGATTCTTATTGCTGCGCCTGATGAAAAACCGATGAAATTTTACGATACTGATTTAGATACATGGTTATCTGAAACAGTTGAAACTATAAAGCAATACACTGATAGACCTATAGAAATTAGACAACGATCTAAACAACGTGCAGATAGAATGGTGAGTAATACGCTTGAACAAGCATTAGCTGATGATGTATTTGCATTAGTTACATTTAATTCTAATGCAGCAGTTGAGTCTGTTTTCCAAGGAATACCAGTATTTACACTAGCACCTGTTAGTGCAGCACTACCTGTTGGATCAAACGATTTAACAAAAATTGAAACACCGCATTACCCAACTCAAGACGTACTTTGGGCATGGGGATGTCATTTAGCACACGGTCAGTTTCACGATAGTGAATTAAGGACTGGCAAAGCTAAAGCATATTTGGAGGAAACATGGACTTAAAAGTATTCGTAGGATACGACACTAAAGAAGATATAGCTTATCAAGTTTGTAAGCACAGCATTGAACGTCATAGCCCTACAGCAATAGTTAAACCACTAAAACAGTCTGAACTTAGAAGTCAAGGCTGGTATACAAGAGGCAACGATAAACTAGCAAGTACTGAGTTTACTTTTACTCGCTTCCTAGTACCAGAGCTTAGTAACTTTAATGGATGGGCAGTATTTATGGATTGTGATATGTTGCTTACTACAGATATTAAAGAACTGTTTGATCAAGCAGACGACAAGTATGCTATTATGTGTGTACATCACGACTATGCACCTAAAGAAGGCATTAAAATGGACGGACAGAAACAAACAGTGTATCCACGTAAAAACTGGTCAAGTGTTATGTTGTTTAATTGCGGCCATCCTGCTAACAAAGCATTGACTATGGATTTAGTTAACGAACCAGAAATTAACGGTGCATACTTGCATCGCTTTAGTTGGTTAGCAAGTGATGACTTAATTGGTGAAATCTCGCCCGAATGGAATTGGTTAGTAGGACACTACCAAGAGCCAACAGACGGCACACCAAAACTAATACATTACACGGAAGGTGGCCCGTGGTTTGAAAACTATCGTACATGCGAATACCATAAAGAGTGGAAAGCTGAATTACAGGACATGATGAGATAATGACACTAAGCCCTGAAGAAATCTTAGTTAAGGGATCTGGAGACAAACTAACAGTTGAGTCTTCTAACTTATCCAAACCTATGGTTATTAGAGGTGTAATTAAAAAACAACATGCTGACAACTGTGTAAAAAATAATAGAGACTATTGGTACATTGACACAGGTTACTTTGGTAATTTTCCTAGTACAGGAAATAAAAAAGGCAATAAGAAGTGGCACAGGATTGTTAAAAATGAAAATCAACTATCTACGTTTAGACCAAATTTGCCACAAGATAGATGGAACAACCTTGTTAAAGATGATCCAAGAATTCAATGGTCAGGCTGGAAGAATCACGATAAAAAGATTCTATTAGTAATGCCTAATCCTAAAGCATGTGCATGGTATAATGTTGACTATAACAAATGGGTCAAACAAACTACAAAACAGATTAAACAACATATTGATTTACCAATTGAAGTAAGAATTAAAGGTTCACGTACAGCACGTAACTTTGAATACTCAATTTACGATGCTTTTAATTCTGGAGTGTATGCTACAGTAACAATGAATAGCATGGCTGCACTTGAATCTGTTCTATACGGTATTCCAGCATTTGTTACATCGCCTTGCGCAGCTACACCTTTAGCGTCAACGGACCTAAGTCAGCTTAGTAGTCCTTACTATCCTGAATTGGATAAAATACAACAGCACTGTTATAGCCTTGCGTATGGACAGTTTACATTTGATGAAGTTGAGTCTGGTGCTGCATACAAATTAGTGGAGAAATACAGCTGATGAAATTGCTGATGAACGATAAAGAAATTGCAAACTTTTTACTGTCGTTAGTGCCAGTGCCTGAAGAGTTATTCAAATTTAATATGCAAGACAGATACTGTGCAACTTATATTCAAGACCATCTTAGTAAAAAAGCTAAATGGAAAGAACCAAATCGCAAACTGGAACCAGATGAAAAGAAGAAATTTAGAGATAAACTTCTTAAAGCTGTACGCAGAGATTTAGATGAATGGGTTGATGTAGTTAACAAAAACAAAGGCGGAATACGTGATAACTATTTTCACGCAATACATAATAACATTGAATATTTTATTGATGCATTTGGCATCGACGAAATCTTTGCAAAATATAAAGTTGCTGAATATAAAAACTTTGTAAAAGGTACTGGCGCACATCTTGGTGCCGGTGCAAACAACGAATTTATTAGAAGAAAAGAGTTTACTTCGTTTACTGATGATTGTCTAATTAGAAACACAGTTGGTAATGAAGATCTGCTTGTTACAAAAATTGATAACAACTATCCTTTTTGGTTTATTGATAGCGGTTATACAAACTTCCTCGAATCAAATAAAAAATGGCATAGACTAGTGCGTAGTCATTTACACTACGGCAAGTCTTTTGATGCACCTGCAGACAGATTAGGTAATTTTAAAAAGTTTCCTAGACCTTGGAGGAAAGACGGAGAAATTATTTACGTAATTGAACCTGGACCGTTTGCAGCAAGTATTATGCACGTAGATCTAAAAACTTGGAAGTATGATGTAGCAAAAGAGTTACGTAAGTATACTGACAAGCGCATTAGATTTAGATCTAAGGCACCTAAAAAGAAAAGAACTGACCTACATAAAGAATTGTTAAATGACGATTATTACTGCTTAGTAAACATTAATAGTAACGCAGCAACAGAAGCTATATGGGCCGGAGTTCCAGCTATAACGCTAGATACACACATAACAAACCCAGTAACACGCAATAAATTATCAGATATTAACAACCTTTATCGTGATAATATTGGATCTTGGTTATGTATGTTAAGCTATTCTCAATTTACAAAAGAAGAACTACTTAACGGAAAAGCAGCGTCAGTGGTAAAGAGACTTCCATGACGTTAACAGCAGTAGCATACTATGCTGGCATTCCGCCACATAATAACAATCCAGAAAAGCCACTAATCTTAGATAACTTTCTAGCAGGTGTTAAGGCAGCTGGTGATAATGCTATTGACCATCGACAGTTAAGTACAATTCCACATGCTGATGTTGCATTGATACAAGGGTTTGTACACGAACACGGAAAAAATGCACCTCATCTTGTTTTAAGAAAAAATGCAGTAGAACAACAACAGCAACCAGGTAAACGATCTTTAATAGTTGACAGTAATTTATTTTTAGCATACGATCAAGGAAATACAAATCGTTATTTACGATATAGTTACGATGGAGTATTTCCCACTACAGGATTTTATTTTGATACAGATGTTGATCCTACTCGCTGGCAAAAAATTAGTAGCAGATTAAATATTCAAATGAAACCTTGGAGAACTGAAGGTAATCATATTCTAGTATGTTTGCAACGCAACGGCGGTTGGAGTATGCGTGGGTATAATAGTGTACAATGGGCGAACGATACTATTGCAACTATTAGAAACATAACTGATAGACCAATATTAGTTAGAGGACATCCAGGCGATAAAAAGACAAGATACTTTCCGCAACATAAAGATGTATTTGTAAGCAATTCACCTAGTATTCTACAAGATTTAAAGAACGCATGGGCAACTGTGCTATATAATAGTAGTCCTAGTGTTATTAGTGCAATTGAAGGAGTTCCGGTATTCTTAACTGATCCTAGTCCAGAACACAGTCAGAGTCACGAAGTAGCAAATACAAAAATTAAAAGATTAAATGATCCAAAACTTTTTGATAGGCAGGAATGGATAGAAAAGTTGGCAATGTGCCATTGGAACTTTCAAGAACTAGCCTCAGGAGAGGCATGGAAACACTTTAGGAGATACATATGATTAAATTAGACAATGGATGGCATATGCCAGACAACGAAGTAAAGATGACTAGACATATTCAAGAAGATACTGATATGTATAATCCTAATTACGAAAGAAAAATTAGAGATGCTATTTTAGCAGCCATTCCGATCAAAGGAATATTTGTTGATGTTGGTGCTAACGTAGGACTTTGGTCAATGGATATGAAAAAACATTTTAGAAAAGTAGTTTCTTATGAGCCTAGTGAAAGAGTTCACGAATGCCTAGTAAAAAACTTAGGTGAGTATGATACCATTAACATTAGACGTAAAGCATTAGGCGATAAAGCTGTAACTGTACAGTTTCATGACGGGATTAAAAACTGCGGTGATAGTAAAATTGCAATGTGGGAGTCTGATGCGTTTTATTATGTTGATGTTGTAAAATTAGACGATGAAGGTATCAAGAATATTTCATTAATTAAAATTGATGTGCAAGGATACGAATTACCGGCAGTTTTAGGAATGGAAAAAGTTATTGAAGAGCAGCAACCGTGGGTAGCATTTGAAATTAATAATGATGTTGACGTTATTTGTAAGTTTTTAGAAGATAGAGGTTACGACCAAATATACATGAAGTCAAAAAGAGTGTTAATTTATGCACCAAAAACAGGACCTATGGCGCCAGCAAGTAAATTTATGGGTAGATACTTAGGACCAGGACCTTATGAAAAATTAAGTGGTAAAAGTGGTAAAGTAATTCCGTTGCAACAAGGAAGATAGTGTGAACAAGGCTGCGAAACGTATTCAAAAATGTGCTTTTAAAAGACCGTTTGTTGATTGCTTAGTAATCGGCACAGGCATGGGTGCATTTGACGAATTATTTGATTTATTTGACACTGTTTTTGTATATGACAAAGGAGCACCTAGAGTAAGACGATCTAATGTAGTATACAAAGCAAAATTAAAAGATTGCTCACTGTCAACAATCACTACTGTGTTTATAGATAGAGAATTAGTAAAAGTTTTAGACCACTTAGGCGCTATTTTAGCAAACCCTTCACCTGATGTATTCATAGCAGGAGAAGAGCCTATTGATAGAAACCAAAGTGCCAATTTGTATAGGCACAAATATAATTGTAAAATGACAACAGGAACATTTCATGTTTGGACCTGTATGAAAAACGGAGAATTTTTCCAATGACAATAAGTGTAGTAACAACATTCCACGCAAAAGGCTTACAACAGTACGGACAACGTATGATTGATAGTTTTATTGATAATTGGCCTTCAGAAATTAAGTTGCATGTATACGCAGAAGATTGTAACCCTAAAATTAAGGATCATAGCAGAATTGAATTGTATGATCTACATTCGAGTGTGCCAGAGCTAGTTGCATTTAAACAAAGATGGAAAGATGTCCCTAAAGCAAACGGTGATGTAAGTGGTGACCCTATTCGTAGTAGAAGACGTGACTCGGGTAAAGGATTTAAATGGGACGCAATTCGTTTTGCACACAAAGTATACAGTATTTTTCACTGTGCTACTATATGCGATACTGAAAGACTTATGTGGATGGATGCAGACACTTTTTGCCACAGTCCGATATCCTATAGTCGAGTAAACGATCTTGCTCCACCACACAAAGATATTTGTTTTCTTGGAAGAAAAGGTAAGTTTTCAGAATGTGGACTATATTCAATGACGCTAGGTAACAAGCAAACAACACGCTTTATGAGAGAATTTAAAAGGGTATACGAAGAAGCAGAAAACAATGGTATCTTTCAAATGGAAGAGTGGCATGATAGTTATGTATTTGATGTAGTTCGATCAAGAGTACCTATGAACGAGTGGAATTGGGCCGAAGGCCTAGTTACTGGTGAAGGCCACCCGCTTATTAATTCGATGTGGGGAGCATATCTTGATCATCTCAAAGGTGGACGTAAACAATTAGGTAAAAGTAAACGCACAGATTTACTTGTGCCTAGAACTGAAGCATACTGGAATCAGTAATGTGGATGTCTATGAAGTTTAGGATATGGAGGGAGTATGGCGCACTTAATAGTAAACCTATTTTTGATGCTTTTGAACACAGCATTATATCTAGTGGGCACAGTGTTGTTAACGATGATACTAGTGCCGACGTTAATGTTATTTGGAGTGTTTTGTTTAATGGTAGAATGGGGCCTAATCAAACTATCTGGAATCAGTCCAAACCCACCATCGTCCTTGAGGTAGGTGGTATCAAACGAGGCACTACATGGAAGGTAGGAGTAAATGGGATTAATAGAGATGCTTACTTTGGGCCCAATAATAATAACAGTGATCGCCATCGTTTACTCGGTTTATCGTTAAAGCCTTGGAGTACTGACGGAGAATTTATTCTCATAGCAGGACAGCACGATAAAAGTTTACAATGGAAAAACATGGTACCAATGAGCAGTTGGGTCATGGATACTATTGATACTATTCGAACACATAGTGACCGCCCTATACTATTCCGACCACATCCTAGATGCCCGTTACATTCCATAGAACATCAGTTTAAAAACGTATATAGGCAAAACCCAATACAACTGCCAAATAGTTACGATGACTTTGACCTAGATTTTAACCGCATATACGCTACTGTAAGCTGGAGTAGTAACCCGGGTATACATAGTGTCATAGATGGCGTTCCAGCGTTTGTAGGGCCCAGCTCGTTAGCGTATGACGTGGCTAATACCGACTTATCTCAAATAAACAATCCGCTAATGCCAGATAGACAGCAATGGCTTAACGATTATGCACACACCGAATGGACAGTTACTGAAATTGCAGACGGACTTCCATTAACACAATTAGAAAATTACCTAGAAACTAAAATTACTTCTTGATTTATATCGTTAACTGTTGTATAATAGTATTATGAGACAGCATAGTTATACAGAAGATTTATTCATCGATTTTGTCGAAACAGTCGAAAGAGAATTCTATTCATTGCAGTATCAAGATAGATCTGCAGCGCATAGTTTTCACACGGCTCTTGTTGACGGCAGACATCTAACAGAAAAACAAGCACAGTATGTTTTAAAGATTCTTTTCAAATACAGAAAAACAGTTGGGAAAGAACTTGACTATGCTAATCATATGGAGATGCCTCAATGGAAACATCCGTTTAGACAAATAGACAATTCAAAGAAAGTATGGATTGAAACAGTAGGCAAAACACCAGCCATTGTACTTAAATTTCCATTCGGTTTCAAACAAGAGTTTGATGACTTTATTAAAGAAATTAAATACAACACAGATTATAAAAAGAATCAGTGGGATGCTGAACGTAAGGTAAGACTGCTAGGCTTTTATGATTACAACGTACTCTTATTAAAAGAATTTTTAGTAAACGCAGGATTTGAACTATCTTTAGAGTTTCATGATGCTGTTGATAGAGTTGAAGAAGTATTTCAAGACCAAACCGAATATGTTAAACGTTGTAAAATTGTAGAAGGTAGTGTTGAACTAGTTAATCCTAGTGAAAGTGCAGAAATATATTTTAGAAGAAACAAAACTACAAGTTTAGACAACAACTTAATTTTAGCTAAATCTTTAGGTCATACACTTCATCAAAAGACTGGCAAACTTAGTATTGCTAAGAAAATTGCTTCGACTCCGTCAAATGCATTTTGGATTAAAGATCTAGCTGAGTTTATAAAATTAGGGTATTTGGTAAATGGTAGAATTGGCATTATTTTAGATCGTACTAGCCAAGCAGGAACATGGTTAGAAGACTTGTTAGAAACTATTGCTATTAATAATTTTAACAAATCTGATTTTAGAGTTTGTTTTAGAGCCGGAAAACATGATGATCCAAAATTTAACAATTGGGTAAGAGATAACGGCCTAGGCGGTAAGATTGATGGTGCTAAGTTCTTAATCTTCAATCAAAAACCTCCAAAGTGGTTGTATAAGGATGAAAACGATGTTATAATACTAGCAAGTAATCAGTTGTTTGCACCTACTAACACTATGGCAAGACATCTGTTTAAAAACCATAACTGTGTAGTGTATGTTGGCGACATACAACCTACAAGAGACCAACGTGAGGAAGACCTAATTGAATTGTAAACTTATTATCAAAGACGAGGTGAACATTAAAGTAGATGGTCTTGCCATTGAGACACGAAGAAAGATTGCTAACAAGTTAAAATATGACTTGCCGTATGCTAGGCACATGCCTGCATATAAGTTAGGCCGCTGGGACGGTACTATGACTTTCTTTGGAATTGGCGGAACAGGGTTCCTTGCACACTTAGATATTATTATTCCTACTATTACCGGTGACGGATATGAAATTGAAGTAATAGATCATCGTACTGCTCCAGAGTTAACGTTTACACCTATTACAGAAAACTATTGGGCCGATCAAGGAAAAGTATGGCCTAAAGGACATCAGTTAGAAGGACAGCCTATTGTACTTAGAGATTATCAATATGATGTTGTTAACCAGTTCTTAGAAAATCCACAAAGTTTACAAGAAGTAGCAACCGGAGCAGGTAAAACTATTACTACTGCTACACTGAGTCACTTGTGCGAACCTTATGGACGTAGTATTGTAATTGTTCCTAACAAAAGTCTTGTTGTGCAAACAGAAGAAGATTATCTTAATTTAGGACTTGATGTAGGTGTATACTTTGGTGATAGAAAAGAACTAGGAAAGACACACACTATCTGTACATGGCAAAGTCTTAATGTATTAGATAAAAAAGGCAAATACAATGACGCACTAACATTAGCAGAATTCTTAGAAGGCGTTAATACAATTATTATTGACGAAGTGCATCAAGCAAAAGCAGATGTTCTTAAAAAACTGCTTACAGTAAATTTAAAAAATGCTCCAATTCGTTGGGGACTAACTGGAACTGTACCTAAAGAACCTTGGGAATTTCAAGGCATACTTGCAGGCATTGGTCCAGTAATTAACAATGTTTCGGCACACGATTTACAAGAGAAAGGTGTACTTGCAAAGTTAGATATACAAATTTTACAAACAAAAAATATTGAGGAATTTAGAAACTATCAAGAAGAATATACTTGGTTGGTAACAGATCCTAATAGAATATCTTGGATATCTTCTAAAGTGAAAGAATTTTCACTAACTGGTAATACATTAGTATTAGTAAACAGAATTGATACAGGTAAAAAAATTATAGAACATATACCTGAAGCAGTTTTTGTTGCTGGCGAAATGAAATTAGCTGATAGGAAAGATGAGTATGATGAAATTAAAACAAGTGATGGCAAAATTATCATTGCTACCTATGGCGTGGCTGCTGTCGGGATTAATATCCCTCGCATATTTAATCTGGTGCTTATTGAACCTGGCAAAAGTTTTGTTAGGGTAATTCAAAGTATTGGACGTGGGGTACGTATTGCTGAAGACAAGGACTTTGTACAAATATGGGATATTACATCAACGTGTAAATATGCAAAACGCCATTTAACTGAACGCAAGAAGTTTTATAGAGATGCAAAATATCCGTTTCATATTACAAAGGTAGATCAATAAGAAGATAAAAAATACTTGACTTAGATGGATTAATCTGTTATAATACAGTATAAAGTATCTAGTAAAAAACTATAAAAGTGATACAGTTGCGTATTACTATAACGGAGAATAAATGAGTAGAATATTAACATTGGAAAACAAGGCGTTTAATCTAAACGAACTGCCGGACGAAGTCGAAGAAGATGCAAGATTTAGTGTACTAGATAATTCGGATGCAAGTTATCCTGATTTCTACTTTATGCCTTTGATATTTCTTGAGTCTTTTAACAGCCCAGCTATCTTAATGAATATTGGTGGATATGAAATACAGATGCCACTAGATTGGTGTATGCTTGTTGGAGATAGTGACTGCGGAACAGACCCTGAGGTATTGCCGTTAACTTCAATTAATGAACGTGGATTTGAAGCATTTGTTATAAACCCTATTAAAGGTTACAGATCAGAATTTGCAGCAGTAGAGATTATTAACATTTATCAAGATGTTCGTTGGTACTTTCCTAAGATGAAAAATGGACAACTGCTAAGTGTGCCATTACATGATGGGCATAATCCATTGTGTGCATATTTTGTTAAAGAAATTAGCAGGCAGTCAGAACAGCTCGAATTGGCTAACCTACTCTGATAATTAAGTTAGTACATTATAAAATGTTTTTAGGAGAATTATGATGAGCATAAAAGCAGGTAAAATTTGGGGTTCTACAGAATTAATTCACGCTAATGGCGTACTTGAGTTCCACCGAATTGAATATAAAGCTGGATTTAAATGCAGCGAACACGAACATGAATTTAAATGGAATGGCTTCTTTGTAGAGTCAGGAAAGATGATTGTACGTGTATGGCAAGAAGATCAAGAAGGATTAGTAGATGAAACTATTCTTGAAGCAGGAGACTTTACACAAGTTAAGCCTGGTAAGATACATCAGTTTGAAGGTGTAGAAGATGGCGTTGCATTTGAGTTGTATTGGGCAGAGTTCAATCACAATGATATTAAACGTAGGTCTGTAGGTTCTTCTGTAAAATGAAATTAGGTGTTGTATCGACATTTAGCGATAAAGGTTATCATGAATACGGTAAGCATTTCGTAGAGAGCTGTAGACGATTTCTTGATCCTAATATAACAGTTTACATTTATGTAGATAATATTGTAATTGAAAACCCGCCAGCAAATTTTGTTATTAGAAAATTAGAACCTTCAGTACCAGAGCTTACAGAATTTAAAAAACGTAATGCTCATAGAGTACCGGGTAAATTTATATATGACGGTGTAAGATTTAGTCACAAAAGTTATTGTATATGGCATTGTGCAAACAACGCTGATGTTGATACGTTATGTTGGATTGACAGCGATGCTGAAATATTCAACCGTATTACTAAAGAATATCTTAAATCATTTTTGCCAGACGGATTATTTGTAAGTTATTTAGGAAGACCGCATTATACAGAAACAGGGTTCCTTGCGTTTGATTTAACGCACAAGCACTCTAAAGAATTTTTTGATGTGTGGAAAGAGTATTATACAAACGATACCATCTACGACCTAGCAGGACAACTAGATTGTCATGCGTTTGACGCTGCGAGAGAAAGACTTGAACAAGAAGGAAAGATACACAATTTTGATATTGCTGGTGTACGTTTCCCAGGGTTAGGTAAAAATCATTTTAATGCAGCACTTGAAAATCACATTATACACTACAAAGGTGATCGCAAATTAAAGAGAGACGAGCAATTAGCTCGTGCATTGAAACGAATGAACAAAGGTAAAAACTAAGATGAGTGTTAAAGGAATCAACGGACTGAAGCATAAAAAAGAAGCAGAATTTATTCTTCAGATAACTCGTACAGCAACAATTAGAGAAGAAAAAACTTTTGTTGTTGATATGTACGAAGGTAAAGATTTAATTGAAAGTCGTAAGTTGCCCGGATATAGTAAAGCGTATGCAGAAAGCTGTGCTGAGAACTGGGAAAATGGTGTTATTGAAAAATGAAAGTAGTACTAACAGGTCATAAAGGGTTTATTGGTAGTCACTATCATGATTACATTAAAGGCTCCAATGACGTTACTACATACGATTTAGCATCAGGACAAGACTTGTGTAATTTAGAGATAGTTTCTCAAACACCAGATGCTGATGTTGTAGTGCATATGGCTGCAACAAACGGAACTAGATTATTCTACGAAACGCCTACAGAAGTTGCATTTAATAATACAATTCCTACATTTAACTTAATCCAACGCTACATTAACACCAACGCAAAGTTTGTGTTTACTAGCACATGCGAAATTTTTAATGGAGCAATTGACAACGGTTATTACGATGTTCCAACAGACGAAAATGTTCCAGTAATGTTTAACGACATTATAAATCCACGCTGGAGTTATAGTATTCCTAAAGCACTAGGTGAAAACTTAGTAGCTAACTCAGGACTTAAATGGTTAGTCATACGTTACTTTAATATATATGGTCCGCGACAAAAGGATCATTTTATTAGTGAATTTGTAGAACGTGTAGCAAAAGGCGAGTATTATATCAAAGGTGACGACACTCGTAGTTTTTGTTATATAGACGATGCTGTTAAGTTAACACACGAACTTATTGAAAACCACGACAATCAGATTATCAACGTTGGTAGACAAGAAGAAAATAGTATCAGTGATGTAGCTAGAATTATTATGGACATTATGGGAGTTGACCCAGCTAAACTTGAAGTACTACCTGGACTAAAAGGTAGTGCAAAACGCCGTTGTCCAGATACATCTAAATTACTTTTATCAACAGGCCCTTTTGAGTATACACCATTAAAAGTTGGTCTTAAACAAACAGTGGAGTCATTATTATGAAATTAGGAATCATAGGTGCTGGTACAGTTGGCACTGCAAATAAACTAGGATTCGAACACATCGGGCATAAAGTTGTGTCGCACGATATTAAACTTGATACAAAAATTACAGATATCATGGACACAGATATTTGTTTTTTGTGCGTTCCAACACCTAGTACTGACGATGGAGATTGTAATACTTCGATTATTGAAAGTGTAATAGACGAACTTGCTAGTATTGAATACAAAGGTATTATTGCTATTAGAAGTACAGCCGTTCCAGGGTTTACACAAAGTATGATCGAAAAACATAAAAACTTAACTATTGCGTTTGTTCCAGAGTTTTTACGTGAGCGTTGTGCATTAGATGACTTCCTTAACAATCATAAATTACTTGCAGTAGGCACACATGACATTTGGGTACACAGAAAAATGGTCGAGTGTCACGGAGATTTACCACAGAATATAGTACACTTAACACCGAACGAAGCAGAAGTGCTTAAATACTATAACAACGTTTATGCCGCAGTAAGGGTTACGTTTGCAAATGTTATGTATGAAATTTGTGAAAAACTAAACTGTGACTACAATACTATTAAGAATGCATATATTAAAACAGGCAAAGCAATTGACATGTACTTAGATGTTTATCCGGATCTAAGAGGATACGGTGGTGCATGTTTACCTAAAGATACTAAAGCTCTTGCAGGGCTTATTAAAAAATTAGACTTGCCTTTTGACTTGTTAGATGTTGTCACGGAGGACAACAGCAAAGTAAAAAAGACCGTGTTTAATGGAATGAGGGAAGATTAATGGACCACGTAGCTGCTGAAGATTTAAAAGATATTATTAAATGGCCAGGTGGCGTCCGTCCTCACATCTTAGATATAGGAGCAAACCAAGGGCAGTTTGCTAGAGAGATGAGAGAAACATTTGGCAATGCATTTATCTATTCCATTGAAGCTAATCCCATTTGTGAAGTTAAATTGCAGAAAGGAATGAAACACGGTACTGTTAACGAATATCAAATTGTTGCATTAGGCAAAGAAGAAGATACATTAGATTTCTTTCGAAATAAAACTAAGCCACAAGGAAAAGGTGCAAGTTTTTATCCTGAGATTACAGATACAAATCTTGAGTGCGTAAAGATTCCTGTTAGGAGATTAGATGATGTAATTCCAACTGACCATTATCATTTAATTAAAATTGATGTGCAAGGTGCTGAAGCAGATGTAATCACCGGTGGCGAAACTACAATTCAAAAAGCAAAATATGTTATACTGGAATTAGCAATTACTCCGTACAATGAAAATGCGCCACTAGGTATGGAATTAGTTGAGCAAATGAATAACTTAGGATTTGGGTTAATATCATGTATTACTGAACATTCAAATGACGGAAACGTAATTCAAATTGACGGTGTGTTTGGTAAAGAACAAGAAAACAACACAGCAGTTATGGAATATTTTAATTAATGCATTATAAACTAGACTACGAAAAACAAGTGCATTCACAGCACGGCGAAGATGGTATCATTGAACAAATGACTAATGCTATCAAAAACCCAGATCTAACTTTCTTAGAACTTGGCTGGGGCGATGGCGGCACAAATATGACTAACTATCTACAGTTTGATAAAGGCTGGACCGGTATAGGTGTCGACGCAAAAGAAAATCCTAAAGGTGCTAATAGGTTTACTGATAAGTTTACACACGTTAACTCTTTTGTGTATCCGCAGAATGCAAAGACATTTATTAAAAATATTCCTTATAACCCAGACTTTTTTAGTTTAGATATTGATAGCTATGACTACGCTGTTGCACACGAACTATTTTTAAATTGTGGGTTTAGACCTAAAACAGTGTGTGTTGAATTTGCAGATACATTTGGTCCAAATACAATTGGTAGTTTTCCGTATGTTGCAAGTATGCCATATAAGACTCTTAGAAAAGGTAAATTAACAACGTCTGGATGTAGCTTAAAGAAATGGCAGTTGTTCTTTGAAAAATTTAATTATACATATTTTGGCTTCGACACAAGTAGTACAAACTGCTTTTTTTATAACCCGGACGAGTGTAACACAATCGATCTTAACATATTAGAAATTACAGAATTATCTTATACCAACGACACTGAAATAAAAAAACATATTCGTGCTAGTGTATGGAACGAACATTATGATAAAATTTTTAGTTTAGACTTAGGAGTCTAATAATGCAACAAGAAAGGAACTGTCATGCAACACAAAATAAGCGAACTGTGCGACAAGGTCGCAGTTATCTATGTAAAGTCCGAGCAACTAAGAAAATTAAAATATAATGTACCTAAAGAACAGCAAGACAAAAGCCAAATAGATTTTCTTGTTGCAGATATACAGACTCTGTGCAGGGAGGTGGGTTACGACAGAGGCCCATACTCTAAATAGTGGATGTAAGCGATAAAGAGATTGCTAGATTGTTTTTTATAACTAAAGGACATCTTGTACAAATGAAGACAATGGCTGAGTGCTATGACGGATACTTTAGACGCATGTGGAACAATCACGAAGCAACATATCGCGAAGAAGGTTTTGAAGAAGCATGGAGAAAATATAAAAATGATATCTAAAGAATACCAAGAAGTACTTTCACTAATACACAGTGGAACTAAATTTGGAAAAAGATCAAAGATACCAGAACATTTGAAAAAGTTCATTTCAAAAAATCATATTAGATCTATGATCGATTTTGGCTGCGGCAAAGGTCAGTTAATTGACGTGCTAAAGCACAACTACCCTACTATAGATATTATGGGCTATGATCCTTGTAATCCAAAATTTAATGTACCATTAAAGAAAGTTGATTTAATCTTTTCAACAGATGTGTTAGAACATATTGAACCTAATCACCTCGACAAAACACTACAAGAAATCAAAGAACACAGTGATTATGTGTATCATCTAATAAGTTGTGCGCCAGCCAAACTTATACTTCCAGACGGGCGTAATGCACATCTTATACAGCAAGAGCCAGAATGGTGGAAACAGAAGCATTTGGATTTGGGATACGAGATACTCAAAGAAGAATACCGATCTTTTAGCAAATATTCAAAACAACTTGGC